TAAGATCTGGTAGAAGAAAAGCACATACCTTTACCGCAGAAGATATAGAACAGGTAAAAGTTTCTTTATTAGAAAAGATAAATCAAGTCGTTGAAGACAACTCTTTTCTTCCTACATCTAACGAAAGAAACTGCACCTTTTGCGACCACGCAAAGTCAAGAGCTTGTCCTACTGGTGTAAGCAGATTAAAAAGAATGGGTAAAATATAAAAGCCGGGGTATAAACCCCGGCCAGTATATTTAAGCTCAAAAGCTCAATCAGAATGACTCTACTGGATTCTCCATAGCGTCGTCAACGATAGAGAAGTTATCCTCAACCACAAGCTTTGTAGCTTCCTTGTGGCTGAAACCAATCTGAGAAAGATTGTCGATGACAGTCTCGTTGATGTTCTGGCTGATGCTGTTGATGATTGTGTTTAATGTGTTCATGGTGGTCATATTACCATCTGTCTCCTTGTTTTGCAACCTATAGGTTGGATTTTTTTTGTATTTTTATTTGTTGTAAAGTATAATATTAATAACAACTAATAGAGTTTGAGGTTACCATGAAGGACCCCCAAATAACAACTCCAGAAAACTTTTTTTTGGAGAGATCAAAACTTAAAAAACATCCTAATTTTTCTAAGCTGAAAAATGACTATGTGGACTCCTCTATTCTACAGGAGGAAACTAAGAAAACAACAGCAACAAAAGGTAACGCATACAAAAACACCAAGTCTGGATACAGGCCTGATTTGGGTTTGAATCTCAGGTCAAATTGGGAAGCAAATTTTGCGAGAATCCTAAATGCATATAAGATTAGTTTTGATTTTGAACCAGTCATATTTCCCTTTCCTATCAAGAAGGGAACAAAAGCCTATACTCCGGATTTTTATATCGAAAAGTCAACAGAGTGGGTTGAGCTAAAAGGTTATTTGGATGACAAGAGTAAAATAAAACTCAAAAGATTTAAAAGGTATTACGCAGAAGAATTTAGCAAGCTTACTTTTATTATCAGTAAGTACTCAGGAGAGGCAAAAAGATTCGCGGCAGAAATTGAAATACCAAATGTTGTTTATTACGAGGACATAAGAAATTTTTATGCAGATAAAATACCCTGCTGGGAAGGAAAATAATGGCGTCTTACAAAGAGCAATATTACTCTTTGAGCGAAGAGGAAATGCAAGATCTTATAGCTAAAGCTAAAAAAGGTCAGTCCAGTGCTCAATACGAATTACTAAAAGTCTTTAATAACTTTTTAACCAAGTATGTCACAATGCTTTATTATGGAAAGTACAACTTATCTGATTATGACATCAGGAGGTTTACGTCTCTTTTTGTCAAGGATAATTTTGTAAGATTTAATTTGATGAAAAATCAATTAAACCAAGCTGGCTACAAGCACGTTAACGAGTGCTTGCGACGGCATAACTTATATGGCTAAAAGATACGGGGATGAGGAAGATGTAAGGCAGACGGTAAACATGACCTTCTTTCAGTGTATTACAAGGTATCAAAGAAGGGATTCAGAAAAGGGGCCAATTCCATTTAGCGGATTTTTATACAGCTATTTCTTTTATTTGCTAAAGAAAAACGTAGATACATTTTTGATTGATCAACTTGGTAGAAAAACTTTCCCATTACTTGCAGACGATGATAACTCTGAGGATGACGAGGAAGCTCAACCTGGCTTTAAGGCCCCTCCGGTTGAGTACACTATAGACCAAATGCTTGGAACCCAAGAGATTAATGAGCTATGGGTTGTAGGTCAAGATTGTCACCCACCCTATGATCAACTTTCCGTTCAAGAAAGACAGTTGATTAAGTGGCGTTATGTTGATAATATGAAGTCATCAGAAATTGCACAGATAATAACAGAGCATCCAAACACTGTTAGAGATCATATTGCAAAAGTGAAAATCAAGATTAGAGATGCTATAATAGAGAACAACATGGAAGACTTGGTCTCTATATTTAAACTGGAAGATTAATGAACCTTCAATCAATAGAAAAGCTTAACGAACTACTATCAGAGTTTTTAAGTCCACAAATTACTGAAATACTAAATGCCTACGGCTCTGGTTCATCAGCAGAACAGTACTTTGTTAATATACCGGAATCAGACGCTGTTGATATGACTCTTGCAGACCTAGCTTCTTTGGTGGCTAGAACATCAAATGTTTACGGTAGAGTCACTAGATTTGCAGGAATGGCTCGAGCATATTATAAAATATGTGAGGGCAGATACAAGAAGGTATATAAGTCTAATAGAACTGGAAAGAACGAAGCGGAGAGAGAGGCTAATGCTCTCGAAGCTGCAGAGGAGCAATACACAGCTATGATCACTGCAGAGTCAGTTGTTCAACTTGCCGAGTCTATGGAAGGCGCTGCTAGAATAGCATCAGAGTCCGCTAGAAAATTATTAGATAAAGTACAGTCTATGCAAATAGCTTCATACAGAGAGGAGAAGGGGTCCTATTCAGATAGTGACTTCAGTACCTACTAAATTATGTATATAGGACATTACAAATCCGTATCTTCACCTGAAGAATTTTTTTCATCACCAAGAGAATCTTTAGATTTTCCAACTCAAGTTGAATTTGAAAAAAAGAGATACCTACTTAATGCTACGCATCATGTTATTTCTAAGTCTAATGAAAAAAGAATCGTAGCTTTTGCTGAGGCTAATAACATTAGATGTAATGTTGAAGTATGAATATAGAAGTTTTTTGTGACGGGGCTTCTAGAGGGCAAGGTCAAAAAAAGTTTGGAGAAGCTGCTTGTGCTGTTGTTGTCTACAAAAATAGAAAAAAGATAGCACAATTTGCAAGAGGCTTGGGTCCAAGAACAAACAATGAAGCAGAATATGAAGCCGTTATAGCAGCGCTGTTAATGTGCTCTATGTCTGACTTAATTGATCCAATAATCTACACTGATTCTGCTGTTGTAGCTAATCACATCAACGGAAAATGGAGATGCAGAAACGCTGCATTGGTTCCTCTCTTAATGACTATCCAGGATATAAAAGAAGAATATAAATTTAGAGTAATACAAGTTCCTAGAGCTTTTGTTTGGGAGCCAGACTCTTTGGCTAATGAATTTCTAGATCAATTAGAGATGAAGAAGAGCGAAATATCTCAAGAACATGATACAATAATGAAATGAGTAAAATGTACAATCCCGACTATCCAATTGTAGTTGGCCTTGCTGGCAAAGCTGCAACTGGTAAGACTTCAGTAGCTGAAACAATAGTACCAAAGGCATCCTTTGACAAGGTAAGATCAGGTGTTTACTGGGATCATATCTTTTTTGCAATGCCACTATATGAATTACTTTCTATTAGAACAAAAATAGAAGGAGCTAATTCTCAGTCCAGAAAGTTATTTGCAATTCATGAGACACTATATGATCTTTATGGCAACTCGACACTTGGCGATATGCCAAACTATTATTCCTTCATAAGCCTTGTTGACAACATCAATAGGGAGCCAATAGATTTAAATGGGGCAAAACCAAGATCATTTTTGCAAAAAGCAGGAGATCTCTGTAGAGCCCATGACCCCAAGTGCTTTGCTAAATGGGGAGTAAGAAAGGCATACGAACTTCGTAGAGATTACGTTAAGTCACTGGAAGAAGATGAGACTCCAAATCCTTACTGTGTTTTAGTATCTGATGTACGCTTTGAGAATGAGGCAGAGTCAATACTAAAACTGCCCAATAGTATGTTAATTTTATTTGAGGCTTCAGACGAAGTCAGAAGAGAAAGAGTCTTTTCAAGAGATGGCGTATATATGACAGACGAACAGTTGTCTCATAAGTCAGAAAAAGAAATAGACAACTTTACTCATCTCGTAGATGCTACAATTGATTCCTCTTCAATGTCTGTTGAGGATCAGGCGGTTAAAACAATAACATTAATAAAAGAAAAGTTTGGTTTAGTTAGCTATGCCCAAGATAAATAAAAGTGCACAAGAAGAGAGTCTAGGCTCCCCAATAGAACAGGTGGTAAATTTAGTGTCAGGAGAAATATCAGTATCCTCAAGTCCAGTTTTTATTTGCGGTGTTAACAGAAAGGTTAATATTGGCAACTTTGAAAACATCGACATATATGCTGGAATTACAATTCCTTTAGCTGGAGTGGACCCAGCCGACAAAGACGCCTTTAATGACGCCGTGAAAGAAGCAGCTGCATATGGCTTTTCTTTGGTTTCAAAAGAAACTGGTGAGAGATATATGTTAATTAAAGAGGGTCAACAGGGTAAGTGATATTACTATAATCATCTAGCGGATCTCGTCTAGGTGGTTGTATGGATAATTACTACAGCGTAATAGTTGCTGTCATAGCTTCATTATCGTCGGTTTTAACTTACTTTTTAACAACTTCTTATCAAAAAAAAGCTCTTTTAAAAGAAAAAGAGCTAGAGTTTTATAAAGTTAAAACAGAAAATCTTACAGCTGAAAGAGAAATACTTACAGCCGAAGAAAAAAACCTTCGAGAAATGTTGCGCCAGCAGCTAGAAACGTGTAAAATAGAAAACGAAAGACTTGACAAGGAAATGGAAAACCTAAAAAGAAGGTTACTAACTATAGAACAAGAATTAAAAGCTTGGGAGTTAGGTTTAAAAGTTCCTAAAGGTTTTGAATTAATTCAGTTAGATACAAATGAGACAGAGGTAGATTAAATGTTTAAAAAATTGATCAAAAAAATTAAGGGTCTGGTTGTTCCAGCTAAAAAAAAGTTGGACAAACAAGTAGATCAAATTTTAAATGAAGCGGAAAAGCTAGCAGAAAAAGCTGACGAAAAGATTGAAGAGATCAAAATAGAAGCAGCTGAAAAAGTAGAAGAAGCAGTCAAAGAAGCAGTTGCAGAAGCAGTTGCTCCCAAGGCAAAAAAGAAGTCTCCTGGTAGACCAAAAGGTTCTTCTGCCTCTAAAAAGGCACCCGCTAAAAAGCCTGCCCCTAAGAAATAATAATCAATCTCATTTGTAACAAAGGCTCCCCGCTTTATGTGGGGAGTTTTTGTTTTTTATGGTAATTAGTTACTATGTAAGTATGTCGTTAGCAAAGTTTCGTAAGATCACAAAGGGTAACGTAAAGCCCAAAAGGAAACCAGATGCCAAAGAAAAAGACGATTCGCCAAAAGAAAATAACCAAGGTAATGGATGAATTTGGCAAGGGTGCTCTTCATTCTGGTAAGGGCGGACCTGTAGTTAAAAGCCGTAAACAAGCGATTGCTATTGCTATATCTGTAGCTTCTAAAAGAAAGAACAAAAAGTAATGGCTTTTAAAAAAAGTATTTACATTAGTGGACCAAGGATGGGAACTAATAATTACATGCACGGCATAGAGATTGTTGACATGAAAAAAATGTCAAAGAAAAAAGGAAAGAAAAATGCCCGCAAAAAAAGATCCTAGACTGTCAAGAGCACGGAGTCAGTGGCTTCAATAAGCCAAAACGTACTCCTAATCATCCGAAGAAGTCTCACGTAGTTGTTGCCAAAGAAGGTAATAAGGTTAAAACAATTCGTTTTGGTCAACAAGGTGTTAGTGGTTCACCAAAAAAAGCTGGTGAATCATCTTCATATAGAAAGCGTAGAGAGTCGTTTAAAGCACGTCACTCTGCTAATATTAAGAAGGGCAAAATGTCCGCAGCCTACTGGGCTAATAGAGTAAAATGGTAAGGAGAAAAATATGGCAATGTATGGTGATAATATGAAAAAGGGTGGCATGAAAAAAGGTGCTACTAAAAAAGCTGCCATGAAAAAAGGCGCAGCCAAAAAGAGTGAGGGCATGACCGCAGCTCAAAAGAAGCTTCCCCCTTTCATTCAAAAGGCTATCATGAATAAGAAGAAAAAGGGTAAGTAATAATGGCAGCAAAGAAAAAAGCTGACAAAAAATGGATCCAAGGTGCAATTAAAAGACCAGGTGCTTTTACTGCTAAGGCTAAGAAGGCAGGTAAGTCTGTTGCTGGAATGGCAGCAGCTGTAACAAAGAATCCAGATAAATACAGTGCAACAACTGTACGTCAAGCTAATCTAGCTAAAACTCTTAGAAAGATTTCTGCTAAGAAAAAGAAGAAGTAATATGGCCAAGGTAAATAAACCAACTAAACCAGCTTTGTGGTCATCTGCAAAGTCTCAAGCAAAAGCAAAATTTGACGTATACCCATCAGCCTATGCAAATGCATGGGCTGTAAAAAAGTATAAGTCAATGGGTGGTGGTTGGAGAACTGTATCTTCTACTAAAGGTAAGAAGAAGAAATAATATGGCTGGTCCAAAGGGTGTTGGCTTAACTAAATGGTTTAACCAAAAATGGGTAAACATTGGTGCCCCAAAGAAAAAGGGTAAGTTTCAGCCCTGCGGAACATCTGGTGCTAATGGTACTGGATATGCAAAGTGCGTTCCTGCTGCAAAAGCTAGGGCAATGACTCCAGCACAAAGGAAAAGTGCAGTACAGAGAAAAAGAAAGTCTGGCACTCCTCAGAAAGGAGTTAAAGGTCAGGCCCCTAGAAATGTTTCTACTTTTGCAAAAGGAAAAAAGAAAAAGTAATCTAATGTCAGATGAAATAGAAAACAGCTTTAGTGGCTTTATGCCAATGATAAGCTATGTTAATGTCAGCGAAGCAAATACGATGCTCTCCACAGAAGGAGAGCTTGTTCGAGCGCATACGGTCAATATCGTTACTAAGAACGGGGATAACTACGTTTTTAGTATGGATCCAGTTGATCTTATGCGCTTAGCTTTTTTGGTATTTAAAGTAGCTGGACAGTAATAAAAAAGGTATAATTGTTATATGAGTGAACAAATGTGGACATGGCTTTTATTTGCCATGGAATTAATAGGGGTAGTTGGAAGCTATCTAGTTGGAAATAAGAAATGGTATGGACATTTAATCGTTGCCTTGCATTCTTTTCCGTGGGTGCTATACTCTATAGTGTTTGACAAGCCAGGATTTTTGGCTATGTGGGCTCTGTGGCAGTGGGTTCACTGGAGAAATATGTTTAGATGGAGAAAAGATAGTGTCAAATCCTAAAGCTTCCATAATTATTACTAGCTATAATCAACCAGAATATTTAAAGCTATGTATTGATTCTTGTATTAACCAAACTTATGAAAACATTGAGATCATAGTTGGTGACGATAATTCATCAGATGATGCGGTTTGGGATGTTATTAATAGTTATTCAGATGAAAGAGTTATATCCTTTAATTCAAAAATATCTGACGAACAAAGACCACTAACAGCACGTTATGCTACACAAATAAATACGGCTGTTAAAGAATATTCATCTGGTAAGTATCTTTTCTATTTACCAGATGATGATATTTTTTATCCAGACAAAGTAAGAATGCAGGTTGAGCACGCTGAAGAAACAGGCGTAGACGTAAACTACGCTGCACAGGATTTTATTGATGCTTCTGGAAGAGTAGCTGGAACTAGGTATGATGGTACTGGTGAAGTTTCTGGAAGAATACTTGACGATGGTCACGGTATTCTAGATCATGGTCAAGTTATGAATACTCGCCAAGCTTATGATAATGTTGGCGGATGGGAAGATGATCCAGGAATGTGGGGTGGAGCAGATGCCTACTTCTGGAGTAGATTAAGTAGAGCTGGTTATAAATTCTATCCACTTCCTTTCTTATGTTTATCAGCAAAAAGATACAGAGAGCACTCTGTCCAATGGAATGTAGCACAAAATTTAATTCCATGGAAAAATAGTCGATGAAGCTAGTTGTTGTAGCGCCTGGTAATTTTGCACCATCGGGAGGACCGGAAGCTTTACATCAGTTAGTACACATGGCTAATGTAGTTGAACCAGGAAGCTGTGGCATATTATATGAACCTTCAGATTTTTTACAGCAGTCCATAGAACCATATTTAAAATATAATTGTCCCATAATAAGAAAAGAAGATTTACCTTCCAACGCTTTAGTTGTTCTACCCGAGATATGGCCAGAGTTATCTAATAATTTTTCCAATAAATGTGCACTGTGGTGGTTGTCGGTTGATTTTTTTGGCACACAGGGTCATTCTAAAATTAATGGAATAGATTATCATCTAGCCCAGTCGCACTACGCTTATGAGCATGTTTCATCACTCACAAAACAAAAGCCATTAATGTTGAGCGATTGGATTGATATAAATATAAAAGAATCAAGTAATTCTAATAATACAATTTGTGTAAATCCAGCCAAAGGCGCTGATTTAATAGAATTATTTGAGTCAAAAAATCCTGATCTTTCTTTTATTAAACTAAGATCGATGACTAAGGTTGATGTTATAAATTCTTTATTATCTTCAAAAATTTATATAGATTTTGGACATCATCCAGGTAAGGATAGAATACCAAGAGAAGCTAGCTTATGTGGCTGTGTTGTTTTAGTTAAGAACTCTGGCGCAGCAAAATACTATGAAGATGTCTCTATAGATAACTATTACAAGTTTGATGATCTAGAAGAGTTGAATATAAAAGTTAGAGATATTTTGTTTAATTTTTCTTATCATCAAGAAAAACAGTTCACTTATAGGGATAAAACAAGAAATGAAAAAGAAATTTTTAGACTAGAAGTTTCTAAATTATTAGAATTAGCGAGTTTACAATGAACGCAAATAAAGTTATTGAAGATGTAAAGAATATTTTTAAAAATATAGATAAGTCTTTGCTCTTGGATCAAAATT